CTCTCCTAAGGCCCTTCCCTTGAGGTTCTGTTTTACAAGAAACCGCACGGCATGCCAACAGGCCATGCTAACAGCAGAGGCGGCATTACGATTAACGCCGAAGGGGACCTCCAATAACACGGCAGTTCCAACTCCGATTACAAGGAACCAGATCGCGCCCCTGCAACTGTCGGCGAGAGAGGTTAGAAAGCACAGCAACCCACTCTCAAAAACGGCGGAAAAAGCCCCCGGGGGACCAGGTGTTTACGAACTGGCCCCTGCTAAAGGATGGGGGATTTGCGCGCCCTCCTGCCTTCAGTTTCTCCGCCTCTTGCTTCCAGTACTCGAAGAGCCCATATCTTGGAGTCATACATTCCTGCTTGAACCAATCCAGCGCCTGAGAGGTTGAGTCGGCCTGATCATCGTACTTGCCCTTCGGAAAGCTAGTGAGCTCGTGCAGGTACTCGCCCAACCAGGCTGCCTTGTCTGGAAGGTGTGCAAAGCCATTTTCAATTGTGCTGGTGACCGAATGCAGCCGCATGATTTTGTCCATTGTTGGTTCGTATTTCTTGATCGCTTGCATTCCTTCACTGAGCAGTTCTTGGATCAGTTGCGTGCCCGACGCCTTGTCTTCGATCAAGATCGTTTTGGGACTAAACCCCTCTGCTTGCTCCCGGACGGCGCGCTTCAGCTCTGGATAACCCAACCGCTTGCGAAGGACGTGGAGTAAGTAGGCGTGTTTGTCTTTCACGCCCCAGGTCGTGCAGACGCTGTAGTCACTCAATTCCGTGGGCTTATTGGCCGTATCCCAGCTTTGAAAAACGACCTCGAAATTTGATGGCACATCGGAAGGAGTGTAAGTTCTAAACCACTCCGCCTTCACCATACCACCGCCTAACGGAGCAGGAGTCTGCTGGTACTGACCGGCGAAATTGTATTCTCCCTGGGCTTCGCGGAGACGGCTTAACACTTCCAGGGGCTCTCGCTCAGCATGTAGAGGCTCGCCAGCCCGACGTGTAAATCGCTTCCTTCCATAAGGGGTCTGAATTAGATGCGTTTCATCCACTTCGGCTATTGCCGGGAAACGAATTACCTTCCACGGTTCCTGGCCTTGAACATGGCCCACCAGGTCGTCCTCGTGTAGACGCTGCATGATCAGGATGATGCAGCCATTCCGCTTGTCATTGAGGCGGCTGTAAAGCGTATGATCGTACCAATCATTCACAGCCTTGCGCTGGGTGTCCGAGAGCGCCTCATCCGGCTTCAGCGGGTCATCGATGATGATGAAATCCGCACCCCGGCCGGTCAGCACACCCCCGACCGATGTGGCCAAACGGAACCCCTGCTGCGTTGTCATGAACTCCTGCACAGCCTGCCGCTGGTTCGAGAGCCGGGTCGGGAAAAGATCTTGATACCACTGGCTCGAGAGAAGCGTACGACAATCGATCGCATGCTTATTCGCCAGATCCTGTGCATAGCTTGCGCAGATGATCTGACTGCTGGGATTATGTCCCAGGAGCCATGCCGGAAACGCAACCGACGCACAAATTGATTTCAAGGAACGGGGTGGGACATTGATGATGAGCCGGTTTGCTTCACCCCGCCGGCACGCTTCCAGTTCGCCGATTATTACTTCGATATGCCAGTTGCGGAGAAATGGAGTTGTCGGATTCAGTTCATAGAAGCTCTTTTCAATGAACGCATTCAAATCTATCCGCAATAACGTGCGATATTCATTGGCTGTCAATCTCATCTTCCTCACCTCCTACGTTTCCATTGCCGAATCGTTCCAGAATTCCCTGCACCACCTTTTGATCGTCCTCACTGATGGCGGCATCGGCAACCGGCGCTTGAGCCGCTCGCTCTTCGGCGGAGACCACAAGATCCGCCAGGTGCCGCAGAGCGCGCAGATCTCCCGAAGCTGCCTTATTCACCAGTTGCTTGACCGCCGCCTCAAGCTTGGTGATGACCTTGCGCTGGCCGTTCTCGTTGATGATTACCTTTTCGCGCAAGGTTCGCGCGAGAACGGTAGCCATATTCAGAGTACCTTTGGGACGGCCTTTGAGATTTCCGGACTGTCCCTTCTTGAAGCGGGTTCCCGCCGGTGGCTTGCCAAACCCTACCTCGTAATCTGAGAACCTCGTTTCATCATCCATTGGCGTTCTCCTCCTCGATTTCATTGAAACTGCGCCCCGAGGTCGCGTGAATCGCCGACTTACCGGTAAATGCCTGCCAACGTCGAATGACGGTGTCGACGTAGATGGAGCTCAGTTCCATGCCGTAGCAAGCCCGGCCGGTTCTCTCACAAGCGATGACGGTGGTGCCGCTGCCCAGAAAAGAGTCGAGGACGATGTCGGCCCTGGCTGAGCAGTCCAGGATGGCGTCAGCAACAAGGGCGACGGGCTTCACGGTTGGGTGGAGCTCGAGCAGATTGCCTTCTTCTGTCGAGCGAGAGAAGGAGTTTGCGCCAGGATACCGCCAGACATTCGAGCGGTAACGTCCGAATTGACCCAGTTGGACGTTGTTATGGTGAGGGCCTTTGCCGGATTTATAAACGAACACCAATTCGTGCTGGCTCCGATACAAAGACCCCATGCCGCCGTTATCCTTTACCCACACGCATAAGTTCTTCAGTTCGGTGAAGGCGCGCTTTCCGGCCGTGAGCAGCTCCTGCACGTGCCGCCAATCCATAAAGATGAAGTGCAGGGCGCCGTCGGCGCTGTGCGCGGCCAGGAGCGTGCAGGCGCGGGCCAGAAAATCAGTGAATTCGGCCTCCGTCATTTCACCCGAAGCCATCGCGAAGTTCTCGTGCCGAATGGAGCCGAGCCCGCTCGCATGACCATCGATCGGCACGTTGTAGGGCGGGTCAATAAAGACCATCGCGGCTTCCTGACCGCCCATAAGTGTCGTGTAGCTGGCGACGGAGGGCGCGTCACCGCAGAACACACGATGTCGATCTAGCGCCCACAGATCGCCTGGTTGGCTGACTGGGGCACTTGCTGAGGACGTGGGGAGTACGTCGGCGGGGTCTTCGTCGCCCGCAACGTCAGGCGAAAGACCCTCGATCAAGACGTCAATCTCCCCGATTTCGAAGCCGGTGGCTTCGAGGCTGAAATCGAGTTCAACCGCAGAGAGATCCTTGAGCTGCTGCGCCAGCAGTTGCTTGTCCCAGTCGGCATTCTCTGTGAGCCTGTTGTCGGCGATCATAAAGGCCCGCATCTGGTTATCAGAGAGATTTTCGAGACGGATTGTGGGGACGCGATCGAGCTTGAGGAGCTTGGCTGCGGCCAACCGGCCGTGACCCGCGATCACACGCTGGTTACGATCGATTAAGATTGGTACGTTGAAGCCGAACGCTTGGATGCTTCGCGAAATCTGCGCAACCTGCTTTGCGCTGTGCAGGCGGGGGTTGGCAAGGTCAGGCTTTAGCGAAGCCAACGAAACGTACTGAATCTTGAGCTTCGGCGACTTGAAACCAGAAGAAGAACGACGAAATTGCTTGGGAATCGTTTCCATAAGCCACTTTCCTCCGTGGAGACTGGGACTTGTTGAATTCCCTGTCTCGACCTGAGGCAAGTGTAGTCGGGACCAGCAAGAGGTCATTAAACGCGTTTTCATGAATTTCGATGGATTCTCGTGGAACGTCGGAGGGAAGGAGGGGAGGAGCCAATAAGGTCGCGAATTCGTCGGGTAGCCTTTACGCGACTTTCTTTCTCGCGTTTTTCGATCCGGTCCAGGGTAGTCGAATCAATGTAAGGACCTTCCTTGTATCCAGCGGCCCGGAATGAAGCATCGATCAAGGTATTGAGCTCGTGATCGTGCGGTCTTCCGGTTCTTTGGCGGATTGTCCAGCGCAGCTCTGCTAGCAGCGCGTTTCGGCGATTACGGTGACGCTCGTAGTAGTCCCAGGAAAGGAAGTGTTCGAGCACTGAGGCTGCTTTCAACAGATCCTCCGGGATGGTGGCGATAGCGGGACAAGGTAAGTCTCTTTTGGAAAAGATTCCCACCTCTACAAAAGGGTTATTCACCTTCGCCGCAAACTTGCGAAGCTCGCGGACAAGTGGCCAATATTTCTGGAAACTGATCTTGCGATGAATGCGCCGAGTTGAGGGTTCGTTGGGAAGCAAGGGGAGGGCAGCAAAGTAGTCCGCCCAACTGGGATACTTGAAGGTGGCATCAGAGGGCTTCAAACGCGAGATCCTAAATCCTGCCTTGTCCAGCCGCTTGAGCGCGCTGCGAGCGTCCGGGTCAGAACAGATCTTCTTCCAAATGCCGCAAAGTTGTTCCGTGGTGAACGGCTCCGCGTGGTCGCTGTCCTTGCTTGCCCTCTTTTTCATCGTGCCTGCACTCCGGGTGCCATTGGCCTTGACTTTGAATGCCAACAGAGCGTCCATGTCACTGTCCGTTACTGGAGATCAGTATGCCCCCAGAACTACGTAATCAACTGGCCCTTTTGCCGAGAATGAGCAAAGCCCAATTGCTCGCTCTCTGGAAACAACTATTGAGAATACCACCGCCGCGGCAAGTCCGCAGAGATCTATTCATTAGACTCCTTGCTTATCAGATGCAAGAGCAAGCCTATGGCGGGCTTAGCCCGGCAACGCGCAAGCGGCTTAGCGAACTTGCCCGGAAATTCGAGACGAACCCGAATGCCGAACTTTCAGGCGCACCGCGCATCAAACCGGGGACCCGCCTGATTCGGGATTGGTGCGGCCAGCCCCATCGCGTAACCGTTCTTGATGACGGCTACGAGTACGCGGGAAAACGCTATTCAAGTCTCTCCCAGGTGGCTCGATTGATCACCGGGACGCGTTGGTCTGGACCGCTCTTTTTCGGCCTCAGAGGCAGTCACGCCAGGGAGCACATCGATGCCCAGCGAAACTAATCCTCGCATCCGCTGTGCGATCTACACCCGCAAATCCTCGGAGGAGGGCCTTGAGCAACCCTTCAACTCGCTCGATGCCCAACGTGAAGCCTGCCGAGCCTTCATTAGCAGTCAGAAGCACGAGGGCTGGCGTGCCCTTAACACTTTCTATGACGACGGCGGATATTCCGGCGCTAACATGGACCGCCCAGCACTTAAGCACCTAATCGAGCACGTCAAGGAACGGAAGATCGACGCGGTTGTCGTCTACAAAGTTGACCGGCTCACACGTTCGCTAGCTGATTTTGCCAAGATCGTCGAGATTTTCGACGAATACCGGGTCAGCTTCGTCTCCGTCACACAACAATTCAACACCACCACCTCCATGGGACGGCTTACCTTGAATGTGCTACTCTCCTTTGCCCAATTTGAACGAGAGGTCACGGGCGAACGCATTCGCGACAAGATCGCCGCCTCCAAGCGCAAGGGCATGTGGGTGGGTGGCACAGTGCCACTCGGTTATGACGTGAAAAACCGCAAGCTTGTGGTCAACGCTACCGAAGCAGAATGTGCGCGGGAGATCTTCCGCCAATACCTTAGGCTCGGTTGCGTTTCCAGGTTAAGGACATATCTGGAATCTAAGAGAATTAGGAGCAAGGAAAGGACCAGCCAAACGGGGCGCAAGACGGGTGGCGCTGCCTATTCACGCGGCGCACTCTACAACATCCTCCAGAACCGGATCTACCTGGGAGAAATCGAGCATCGAGGCCAGGTCTATCAAGGCGAACACGACGGGATCGTTCCCCGAGAACTTTGGGAGCGAGTGCAAGCCCAGTTGCGAGCTAACAACAACGCCCACCAAAACGGCCTGCGTGCCGCGATGCCAAGCCTGTTGGTCGGCCTCCTTTACGACGGGCG